AGCTGAACACGTGCGCGTTGAGCCCCTTCAGCGCCGCGTCTGCCGCGCCCGAGCCGTCCTTGATGTCTCGCTTCAGCCGACGATCCGATGCGACCGCAGCGACGCCGCCTGCGATCGCTGGGCCGTATTTCTCCTCCCACGTCTTCTGCGGCGCGCCGGTGTTGCCGGCGCCGTAACCGCTCTCCGCGTTCTGCCTCGACTGGGTCGCCGCGCTGAGCTCCTGCCCACTGAGCCCCTGGAGCAGCGCGCCGTATTGGCCCTGCGCCTGGTTGCGCTCCTGGAGCCCGGCGACGGCCTGCTGGCCGGCCAGCCCGGAGCCGAGGCGCGAGCTCTGAATCGCCGCAGTCCGCGCGGCCATAGCGGCGTTCTGTGGCGCGGCGCCGGCGGCGATCGACTGCTGCGCGCCCAGGTTTGACTGCAGTCCCTGCTGCAGCTGCATGGCAGAGACCGAGTTTTGCCCGTTCGCCGTCGCCTGCAGGTTCGCGAGCGCGCCCTGGCCCTGGCCCTGGTACGCCGCGTAGCGCTGCTGACTCTGGTCCGCGAACTGGCCAGCGAGCCCGCCCTGCTGCGCGAGCAGGTTCTGGCGCATCTGGTCGTTGATATTCCAAGGATCGGCGTGCCCGGTCTGGTCGCTGAGCGAGGGCGCGACGCCGGGCGTGGTGCCATTGGTGAGGGCGCCGTTTCGGACCTGGGGAATCTTGCTGTTCGGGTTGTAGGCGTACCGTGCCCCGGGTGCGCGCGTCGCCGAATCTGAGCCCGTGATGCCGCCGAGCTTGCTGCCAACGTATTGCAGCTGATCGATCGGATTGAGTGCGTCTAACCAGCTCATGGTGCTCCTCAGGTCTTCTGCGCCGCGGGCAGGCGCTTGTATGCGGTCTCGGTCTTCCGGAACCCTACGCGCAACGCGAGCCCGGTCAGCTTGATAGCCTCGGTCGTCGGCGGGGTGCCGTCCTTGGCCGTCGACGCGGCGGTGATGCGGATCTTGATGGCCTCGCAGCGCCCGCGCGACGTGCCGCGCGAAACCTGAAGTGGCTTGCCGATCACCGCCGGTGATGGCGTCCAGTACACATCGTCGGTGTAGATGGCGTTGCCGGCAGCGTCCTGCTGGTAGTCGAACGCAGTTCGGATCCGCAGCGCATGCACGCCTCGGTGTTCACCGAGGATCAGGATCTGGTCGATCTTGACCGCGCCCTGAAGGTCAGCCGGCTTGATCCAGCCGAGCTCGACGTCGAGCCCGTAGTTGACCGAGCCTGTCGGGTACGAGGCCTGCTCCTGGAACGGCGCGGCGCTCGAGCTCGACAGGTAGTAGTAGGTCCCATTCCACACCGCGGCGTGTACCGCGTCGCCGATCGACCACGACGACCAGTTCCCCCAGCCGAGCGGATCGTGGTCGGCTCGGTCGGTCAGGTAGTCGAGCACCAAGATGCGCCCGCTCGTGACGAACCGGGCTTGGTGATAGGCCGGGGCCACGTGTGCGGCCAGCACGGTCTCCGCGTCGAACTTGGCCACGTCGGCGCCGATGTAGCGCGTGTTCCAGTTGTTCTCGAGCAGGTACCAGCCCTTTGCGCTCTTGAAGATGAGGCCGCGCGGCACGAGCACGACCGACTCGGCCGAGACGGCGCCGACGACCGACGAGAGCCGGTTCGCGGGGCCGAAATTCTGGCCGCCGGCGGTGTTGTCGAAGCCCAGCCCCGACAGCGCGTAGATCGCGCCGGCGCGGAAAACGATCAACGTCTCGTTGAGGTACGCCAGCGCGGTGATGGGGCCAGCGCCGATGTCGGGCGGGATCGGGATCGTCAGCCCATCGTGGAACGAGGCGACCTCGCCGACGCGCCGCAGGCGCGAGTACCAGACCGAGTCGGGGTCGCCGGACACGCCGGCGAGGAAGATGCGGGTGTCGGTCGCGAAGATGATCTGCGCGCCGGGCGGCGCGAGGTACTCGAGGACCGCGCCGTTTTCCGGGTTGGTCTCCTTGGAGATCAGCGTCGCGTCGGCGAAGTTGTCGGGCAGCGCCACACCGACGCCGTCGGCGTCCACGTTCCGCACGTAACCATTGGCCACGATGCCAGCGTTCGGATCCTGGCTCGACACGAGGTAGAACGGGCTGTCCGCGAGCGGATTGACCGGCGTGCGCCAGATGTCGATCGCTGGCGCGCGCACGCCGGTCCTGGAAGTGACGTTCAGATAGAGGACGCTGAGCAGTACGGCGGTGAGATTGGGGACGGTGAGGCTCATGCCGGTGGCCGTGGTCGAGCGGTCGAGTTCGCCTTGGGCGTTCGTCCACGCCATCGTGGCTTTCCATGTATACGTGCCGGCGAGGAGTAATCCCGACCCAGCGCCGACCGCCAACGGATCGAAGTACCAGGGGTAGTAGAGGAAGCCGACTTCGGCGAGCTGCACCCCGTCGTACTGAAGTGGGATACTCGCGGTGATGTAGAGGGTCGCGCCGAGCCGAGCGCACCGACGAGCGCGATCGTCGTCGAACGTGAAGGCAACATCGCGCGGCGACCGCGAGCCGAACCCGGTGTGATCCGCGGAGCCACCGAGATCAATCCGTCGGCGCGTAGTCGCGCACCAGGCGAAGTCAGTCGACCCGCCAATGAGCGCCACGCCCGGCAGACGCCCGGCCGTAGCGGCGAACCCGCCGCCGTTGCTGTACGCGCAGCGCGCGTGGATGGTCCCGTCGTCTCGGTACAGGAAATAGGTATTCTGCAACTGCGCACGGACGCCCGACGAGTTGCCATGAATCGATGTGCCGCTGTCCGACGCGAAAGCGAGCCACACGTAGGCGTGGCCGGCGTAGCCGAACGCGCGTGATGCGATCCCGAGCCGGTGACGGAACGTCGCCTGGGTCCCGACGACACCCGATGTCGTGATGCTGTTGAACTCGACCGTGAAGTCGTTCAGTGATGATGTCTCAGACCCACTGGTCCAGAAGGCCCAGGCGAGCGACGCCGTCGGGTACGCCACTGCGATTTGTCGGGGCGGCGATACCGCTGCAGTCCCGATCGCGATGTTGTTGATCAGGTCGCCGAGGCCGGCCGTCGCCACGATGTCGCCTTGGATGAGCGCGCCGAAGGCGCGTACGACCTGCAGCACATTCGCCGACGCCGACGCGATAGCGATTGGCCCATCGCACGTGCGCGCCTTGGTCAGCGTCACGATCACGTTGGCTGAGGTGACCGTCCACACGGTGTATGCCGTCGTCACGGTGCGCTGATGGGCGCCGCACACGCCGTCGGAGCCCTCGATGCGTACCGCATCATAAGGGCCGCCCACGCCGGTGAAGAACGTCGTGAAGCTGGCGGCTCCAGGGTTCGCTGGGTCGACGATCGCGTACAGGAGCGTCGTGCCCGAGATGATGAACGCGAATATCTTCGTGTCCGCAGCGACGAGCCGGGGCCGCACGATCCCCGCCCCCAACAACGTCGGCGCCAGCAGCACGGCGCCGGTAGTCTTGTCGCTCGCCGCAAGGTACGTCCCGCTGCCCTCGGTCCAGGCGAACACCACGGTGCCGTTGAGCTCGGCGCGGTCGCCGTCGATCTGGTCGCCCGGCGTGACGAAGCGCGACGCCTCGTCGACCGCGACCGCGAGATGCGAGCCGCGCAACACCCACTTCGACATCTGCGCGTTCCATGCGTAGAGCTGCGTGTCGGTGAACAGCACGAACTCGCCGCCGTTCGGCTCGATGCGGCGCACGTTGCTCAGGGTGCCGCCGCCGAAGATGCCATTGCCTAGCATGACGGACGGGAAGCGCGTCTGGATGCCGCCGAGCTCGTCGAACCGGGCATCGGTGCAGATCGACATGCCAGGCGGCTGCATCGCGCGCGCGTCGTCCTTGGTCTTCAGGCCCGACGCCAGCGGGATGTGGATGATGCGGTAGTCGAGGCCTTCGATGCCCATCGCGTCACCACCCGGTCCGATCCGACCATTCCCCGTCGCCACCTTCCGACTCGATGTCCAGCACGCGGCGGCGCGGCGCGTTGAGCGCGCGCAGGCCGACCGATTCCGTGAAGCGGTCGCGCGCGGCCTCGAGGCGCTGGATCGCCAGCGTTGCGTCGACCTCGCTCTTTGCGCTCGCCATCACCGCGACGTTCCACAACAGGAAGGCGAGCCCGTCGGGCGTGACCACATCGACGTTCGCGGGCTCGATGAGGTCGGGCGGCTGCGGCACGTACCGGATCTCGTAGATCTGGCCGGCCGGAGGCGTCGGGTAGAGGAAGATCTGGCGATCGACGAGCGCGAACGAGCGCGCGGATCCGCTGGCCGTCGTCGCGCCCATACCCGACGCGCTCGGCCGCTCCTGCGCCATGAGCTCGCGGAGCTTGAGGTAGCGCTTCGACGTCGGGTCGATCAGGTAGAGCACGTCGACCGTCGAAAGGTGGTCGATCGGTTCGCCGAAGGTCTGCGATCCGGTCGTAGTCACCTGCAACGCGCGCTCGAAATATTGAAGGCCGCTCTCGAACACGATCGTGTAGAGCTCGCCATATGCCTCGCTGATCAGGTCGGCCCATTCGTCGTCGGCGATGGAGGGGTCATTCTCCATGTCGGTCCGGCGCTTGGCCCGCTTGATCAGGTTCGTGAGCGTGTAGGAGCGAGGCATCGGCGTCCGATCAGAGCGACGACTGCGACGCCTTGAAAGGCAGCGACATGTTCAGGATCTGCCCGGTCTGGATGTCGGCGGCGACGAGAGATCCATTGAAGATGTTGAACGTGTACGTCAACAGGTTCGCGCTCGGCGCCTGGCCCACGACCGAGAATCCCGCGAGCTGGGCAGGCGTGGCAGGCGAGATTGCCTGGAACGAGAACGCCCCGCCGCCGTCGAGAAAGACGCCCGGGAAGTCGCCGAAGGTCAGCGTAATAACGCCGACCCCCGTGCGGCCCACCGTGATGCCGCGCCCGAACAGCTTGGTGGGCACCGACGTCCCATTGCCACTGATCGCGACGTTGTAGTCGCACTGCTCCGGTTCGTTGGAGTACTGCCGATATTTTTCCTGGGACATGGCGGCGCCGCTCCCTTCAGCGCTCGATGTATTCGAGGCAAATGTTGTCGAACGTCGCGGCGACCGACTGCGAGGCCGCGTACTCGTACCAGAGCAGCGAGCACTGCGGCGGCAGCGCCACCGGTGGCACGTGGAAGAGCCGCTGCAGCTGCAGCGTGCCCTCGCTCGGCATGCCGGTCGCGCCGGCGGGCGTCGATGTGCCGAACTCGAATACGTACTCGTCGCCGATCACCTTGATGACCGTGCGGCCCTGGTGCGGCGAGATGATCCGCGAGGCGGTCGCCGCCGTCGCCGTGATCGCGCCGAACGTCACGGTCGCGCCGGACGTGCCGCTGTTGCCGATGTTGAGGTTCGCCTTGGTGAGCGCGGTGCCGCCCGAGGTCACGCGGTTTCCGGTGTCGAGCAGCCACTGCGAGAGCCAGTTCGTGCCGTTCGTGCCGGCCGCCGCCACGGTGCAGCGGAATCGCGTCGGGTAGATGAACTTGCCCGACGCGCCGCTGTTCGCGTTGAACAGCACCATGGTCGGCGTGGTCGCGGCGAACGCCGTGAGCGCGGCGGTGTCCGCGATCGCGGTCTGCGGCACGTTGCACGCGGCCCAGTACGAGCCCTCGTCGGGCAAGCCGAGCGCGCGCGCACCATAGGCGCTCTGCACGACCTGCTCACCGAACGGGTTGCCACGTGGGAACACGAGTCCGTTCTCGGCGGACGCCGAGCGCCCCACGGTGAAGTATTGCGCGAGCTGCCGGTTGACGGTCAGCAGCGGGTTGACGGTATCGGAGGTAGACATGTTCGTCGGTTCCTTTCAGATCGCGAAGACGCCGAAGTTGCGCGGCTCGGTCTGCTGGTAGTTGGACATCGAGCGCACGCGCGTCTCGATCGCGTCGTCGGTGGTGCGCAGGTTGTAGTTGCCGTCCTCGTCGGCGATGTGCACGAACTCCTTCAGCGTCCGCAGCTTGTGCGAGGCATTGAGGTACACGCGGCCGCGCGAGACCGGGCAATCAGGGTCAGAGATGACGCTGAGAATCCCGGCCGGGGAGTTGATCTTGACGGTCTCAAACCCGTAGTCGGCGTTGCCACCGCCGCCCTCGTACATGATCTTGGCGCCGAGCCGACGGACCATCTCCCAGTAGCGCTGGGGGTTGAGGACGAGGCGGTCGGAGCGACCGCCGGCTTGGCGGATCTTGACCGCCACCTTGCCGGCGTTCTCTTCGATCATCGTGCCGGTATCGTTGATGCGCGACCCGGCAAGGAGCGACGCGTTCACAGAGCGGTCCTGCCCACGGAAGCTGTCGCCGGGCGCCGGCGCCGTGAGCGGCGTGCAGAGCTCGAAGCCCTCCAGGTTGTTCCCGATCTCGGGGTTGGCGAACAGGAAGTCGTTCGTCGACAGCGAGATGATCGATGCGGCCGAAAGCACGGTGATCGTGCCGGCATCCCAATCGAGATTGGTGATGGTCGTGCTTCCCGCGCGCGGCGAGGTGCCGTTGGCGTTCTGCGTCGCCGCCAACGCCATCCCCACCTTGAAGTTCCGCGCGTCGTCGGGCGTGACGAGCGAGATCGTGTTGCCGTTGATCGCGCTGATCTGGCCGCGGTTACCCGTCGAGTCGCGGAAGATGTCGAAGCCGAGACGATCGGTGAATTCGTCCACGAACCCGTCGACCTCGTTGGTCACGAGCGTGGCGAACGCGCCCTCGGGCCCGATCTGCGCGGCGAGGAGCGCCTCGACGTCGATCGAGATCGTGCCGCGCTTGATGATGCGCTTCATCGCGAACTGAACGCCCTTGGACGAGGAGCCCACGGCTTGCGCCTGCGCGATCGTGCCGCTCGTGATGTTCTGAGCGTTGTTGATCTTGACGGCGTAGTTGATCTGATCGCCGCCGAAGTCGGCGATCTTGGCGATGCCGTCAATCGTCGGGTGGAGGCGCATGGCCTCGTCGTAGACGCCCTTGTCGTACATGTGCTTGAACACGTACGCGACGGACGTGAGAGTAGCGTTGGGTGCCATAGAGACGGACTCCATCTCGGCCACTCGCCGAGACGCTGATACGTTGATTCAGTTGTGAGCCGTCGGTCTCGTCGGCGTTCTTTGTCGGTCTTCGTCGTGGTCGCGTCAGATCTCAGCGTCGAGCTTCTTCAATCCCGCGCTGACCGCCGCGAGCTTCTGCTCGCGAGTCGGATTTCCGTTGATCGGTCGGGTACCCGTGGTCGAGGTCGGGTCGAGTGTCACCGCGGGCTTCGTGACGGCCTTGGGGGCCGGCGCCGCGCCGACGGGCGCGAGCAGGGCATCGACATCGACGCCCTGTTCCTCGAGCTCCGCGCGCCGCAGCTTCTCATACGTGGCGATCAACTCCGCATTGGAGGGCGTGTACGACGGGTCGTACTTCGTCGCGCCGTCCTGCTCCATCGCGTGCCGCTCCATCGCCTTGCCGAGCTCGAGCAGCGTCTCGCGGGCCTTCGCCGGCGACTTCGCGTGCAGCTTGCCGATCAGCGTGGGGGCGGCCGGAATCGCCTTGACCGCGTCGTCCAGGTAGCGGTCGACGAAGACCTGCGTCTGGGCCGCCGAGTCACGCGATCGGATCTGCTCGTCGAGCTCGATCGTTCGCCGCTCGACTGCCTCGAGTTTTGCCGCGAGCGTGGCCTCGCGTGCGGTCTGCGCCACGGCGGGCGCCGCGCGTGGGTCGGCCTTGCCGGCCTTCGTGCGCGGATAGGCGCCGCGGCCGATCGTCTCCCAGTCGTCCTCGCTGTCGATACCGAGCTTGGCGAGCACGGCGATCGGGTCGACCTTGGCGAGCTTCTGGAGTTCCTCGAACGAACTCGCGCGCCCGGTGACCTCGGATCGCAGCCGCGCGAGCTCGGCGCGTTCCAGATCGAGCGAGGCCTTGGCGGCGACCTGCTCGTCTCGGAATGCCTTGGCGCGGCGGTCGATCGCCGCGAGCCCCTTGGCCGTCTTGTCGTCGACCGGCGGCTCGTCGGGCTTGATCGGCGCGGGGTCGATCTTGGTCTCGGGCGCCGGCTCGGCCGGCTTCTTGTCAGCGGCCGGCGCTGCCGCCGCGGCGACGTCCGCTGACAAGACGGGTGCGGGCGCGTCGAGCTTGGCGGGATCAAGCTTGGCGAGCCCGGCCGACACGGCGGCGAGCTTCGCCGCGCGCGCGACCGACGGGTCCGGCGCGCGCGCCGCGGGCGTGGCTGGGGCCGGAGCAGGTACGGCGCCGACGGGGACGTCCATCGCTGGCGACCCTCCCACGGCGTGCGTGGGCGCCCAACGAATAGCCCCCAACGAATAGCCCCTATTCGTGGGGTGGACCACCACCTGGCCCTAGCCTGCCCGGGATGGATGACATCGAGCTGCTCACCGGCTGGATCACGCTGGTGCTGGGCGAGGCGGCGCGGCTCCGGGCCGCCGGAGTAACATCGATCGGCGCCGCTGGGTGCACGGTGACGCTCGCGCCGCTCGTCGCGCCGCTCGAGCCGGGCGAGGTCGCCGCGCCTGATGGCTCGGTCGCGACCGAAGGGCTCGACGCGCTCAGTGACCCGCACAGCTACCCGGGCGGCATCGTGCCCGGCTACCAGATCGAGCGCCTCGAGCGCGAGGAATAGCCGATGGCGCGCGCGCTGATGGATCTCACCACGAGCCGCAGCTGGTGGAACGCGGCCAAGGGCGATGTGCACCGGACCGTCCTGCCGTACGTGAGGACGGTCGAGAACTACCAGGCCGAGCTCTTCGACAAGTTCATCAAGCTCGAGTCGACCTACGACACCAACCCGCGCACGAACCGGCACACCGCCGGCAGCAACCTGTCATCGCGGCTCGGCCGAGCCAAGTCGATCGTCACCGAGAATCTGATCGCCTGCAACGTCGACACGGTCGCCTCCAACGTGGCGGACACCGACATCCGCGCGCGCATCCAGACCGACGGCGCCGACTGGTCGCACCAGCGCACCGCGACACGGCTCGAGGGCTACATCAACGGGCTCTCCAAGCTGTTCGACGTCGGCGAGAAATGCCGCATCGGGTTCAAGGCCGGCGCCGCGATGAAGGGCACCGGCCTCAACAAGGTGTGGATCGATCGCTTCGACGAGGTTCGCGTGACGCCGGTCCCGATCGACAACATCGTGGTCGATGAGGTCGAGTGTCGCGACGGCAAGCCGCGCCAGCTCCACTACCGCGACTTCTTCGACCGCGAGGACCTCCAAGCCCAGTTCCCCGATCACGCCGAGGCGATCGCGCGCGCGCAGACCTCGGGCAACTGGCGCCTCTGGGCCGGCTACCGGCCGATGCAGAGCAACGAGATCATCTGCATCGAATCGTGGCGGCTGCCGATCGGTCCGGTGAAGCATCCGAACCACATCCCGGGGCGGCACACGCTGACGATCGATGGCTGCGACCTGCTCGACGAGCCGTACGAAAAGACGTTCTACCCGTTCAGCAAGATGGTGTGGAACGCGCCGATCTGGGGCTTCTACGGCATCTCGCTCGCCGAGCGGATCCTGCCCCACCAGAACCTGCTCAACCGGCGCAACTACCAGATCAACCGCTCGCTCGACCTGAAGGCCGACCCCACGACGTACGTGCACCAGGGCGATCAGAACCTGGCCGTCAAGACGGTCAACCAGATCGGATCGATCGCGGTCTACAAAGTCGCGCTGCCGCAGACCGTTGACCACCAGGCTGTCGGCAAGGAAACCTACGACTCGCGGCAGGAGATCAAGAACGACGCGTACAACGAGAGCGGCGTCTCGCGCATGGCGGCGCAAGCCGTCAAGCCCGCGGGTATCGACTCGGCCGACGGGCTCCGCGAGTACCGCGACCAGACCACGCAGCGGTTCAGCATCCAGGAGAAGGCCTTCGAGCGCTTCTGGCTCGACACGCTGTGGCTGGTCCTCGACTGCTGCCGTGACCTGGGCGGCACGAAGGCGCCCGACATCGTCAAGGTCAGCAAGTACGGCAACAAGCGGATCAAGTGGTCCGAGGTCGACATGGACGACCTCAAGATCGAGATGGTCGCGGCCTCGACGATCGCCGACACCCCGGCCGGCCGGCAGCAGCGCGTGGTCGAGCTCGCGCAGGCCGGCGTGATCACGCTCGACGAGAGCCGCGAGCTGATGGAGCACCCCGACATCACGCGCGTGCTCTCGGTCTACAACGCGATGCTCGAGGACATCGAGAACACGATCGAGCGGATCCTCGAGGGAGAGGAGGTCGTGCCTGAGCCGTTCCAGAACTTGGACGTAGGCATCAAACTCATGCAGAAGGAGTACCTCCTGATCAAGAACAACGGCGCGCCCGAGACCGTGCTCGAGGCGATGACCGACTGGATCTCGATCGCTGCGAACATCCTCAACCCGCCGCCGCCGCCCCCGCCGATGGGGATGCCGGGCATGGGGCCGCCGGGTCCTGGTGGTCCAATGCCGGGGCCGCTCGGCGCGCCGCCGCCCGGCATGCCACAGGGTCCCGCCGCGCAGCTCGGCGCGGGCGCGCCGTCGTTCGCGCCCGCGGCCTACGCGCCGATGCAGGCGTAGCGCGGCGTGCGCGACGCGCGGGCCTACACGGCCGAGCAGCTACGCACCGCGGACGGCCGGATCCGCCGGCAGTGCCACCCGAAGCAAGGCGACTTCGTCTTCGACGACGGGATGCGCATCTCGCTGCTCGTCGGGCGCGGCGGCGGCAAGACGCTCGCGGCGCTGCTGCGGATCCTGCGCTGCATGATGGGCGGCTGCGACCGCAACGCGCTGTTCATCGCGGCGACCCGCCAGAGCGCAGAGCGCCTGGTGTGGCGCGACCTGAAACGGCTCGTACTCGCGCTGCGCCTGTCTGGCGTGGAGTTCTCGGAGAGCGAGCTCACCTGCACGCTGCCCAACGGGTCGCAGCTCCTGCTCTACGGCTGCGACGACCGCAGCGACGTCCAGAAGCTCCGCGGGCTCACGTGGCACGCGGTCGTGGTCGACGAGACCGCGTCGATCAAGATCGAACTGTTGGTCGAACTGCTGGTCGAGGTCATCGGCCCCCGCGCGGTCGGCGCGATCGTTCTCATGGGCACGCCGGGCAAGCGGCTCGAGGGGATCTTCTACGACGTGACGCGGACGGGCTCGCCCGAGCACCGCGCGTGGGTCGACCGCGATCTGCCCGAGCATGCCGACTGGACGAAGTGGAGCTCGCACGCGTGGAACATCACGGACGGCTGCGACGCCGGGATCGCCGCGATGATCGAGCTGCGCAAGGTCCAGCTCGATGAGAAGCGGCGCAACGGGTGGAGCGACACCAACCCGTACTGGCTCCGCGAGTACATGGGCCAGTGGGCGAGCGACGACAGCCAGAACGTCTACGCGTACCGCGCGCACGACGCGGCGGATGGCCGCGAATGGAACCAGTGGAGCCCGAAGCTGTCGGCCGCGGGCTACGCGATCCTGCCCACGACGTTCAAGGACTGGGGCTACGGCATCGGGATCGACGTCGGCTTCAAGGATGCGTTCGCCCTCGAGGTCTTCGCGTTCAGCTATAGCGACCCGACGCGGACGCTCTACCACGTGTACGAGGTCTACCGGACGCGGATGTACGCGCAGGCGATCGCGAAGCTCCTGATCGGCGAGGACCTCAACCACGATCGCTACGGCGGCATCATCGGCGTGCTCGGCTGGCCCGACGCGATGGTCGGCGACTTCGCGGGCGCGGGCGGTGCGCTACTCGCCGAGCTGTCGACGGTCTACGGCATCACGATCGCTGCGGCCGACAAGCCGTACAAGTACAAGGACAACGCGATCGAGCTCGTCAACAGCGACCTCCACGACGGGCGGATCAAGGTGCTGAAGGGCTCGGCGCTCGCGACCGAGCTCACCACGCTGCAGTGGGTGGTTGACCAGTACGGCAAGCGCGCCGAGAACAAGGCCCAGGCGAATCACGCGACCGACGCGGCGATGTACATCCGCAACGCGCTCGCCGTGCTCCTGCCACCGGCGGGCGGACCGCCACAGGAGACCTCCGCGGTCGCGGCCGCGCAGCGCGCGCTCGTCGAGGATGACGAGGTACCCAAGCCCGAGGTGCCGTACGGCGATGCCGACACGATGTACGCGCCGGGCGACTGGTGATCAAGGCGCGGGCGTCGAGGGCGGGTCTTCGCGCTGCCAGCCGGCGATCTGCGCGGACGGCACGAAGCGAACGGCCGGCGGAACCGCGTCGCTGCTCGTGTGAAACACGAACTCGAACGTCTGCCACGCCGGGATCCAGCTGCACGCGGCGTACGTCCGGTTGTTGTTCTCGGGGTAGCACTTCATGTTCGAGATCGTCGAGTACCTGCTGTCG